TGCAGATGCAGATGGCGACGCTGGGCATCAGCACTCTGAGCCAGCAAAAGTTTGTCGCCGAATCTGCCGACGCCCGCCGCCTGGACCGCGTCGACACCAACTCGATGCTGTCGATGGTCTCGATGGACCTACAGCAAACGCTGCAAGGCGCCTTCAACCTGGCCGCCGATTACCTCCAGCTGGAGCCACCTCAGGTCTATGTGAGCCGCGACTTCGACATCGACCGCCTGATCGGCCAAGACATCACAGCACTCACAGCGCTGTTCGCACAGCAGGTTATCGACCGCGAAGAATTCCGCGACATCCTGCGCCAAGGCGAAATCCTGTCTGCTGGCATTTCGATGGACACGGACAGCGAAGCGACCGAACCCGCTGAATCACTGGAAGAGGAAACCACCGAGGAAGAGGTCGACGACACTGAAACCAATTCCTAATCTTCTTTTGTTGTAGACTAGAACTGCACTATTTACAGTCCGCTGGTGAAGAGCCTGGATTACGTGCAGCAACCGGACGGCAGTTTCCGCTGGGAAATGGTCGAGATGGACGAAGCTGCGCGGGCTGCAAAGCCTGAACCCGAAAAACCCGCTCGCCGGGCCCCGAAAAAGGCCATCAGCGAGCCTGTTTTCGTCGAACCCACTACCGAAACCCCCGAGTTCTAACGCATGGAAGAGCAAGTCATCCAGACGCCCGTGGCGCCTGAACCCCAGCCTGTGGCTGGAGCCGACACCGCTCAACCCACTCTTGATGTCTCGGGCATCAAGGCTGAGTACGAGTCCCAGATCAATGCCCTAAAGGTCCAAGCGGCCGAAGCCGACGAACGTTTCCAAGGCATCAAGGCAAAGCTGGACGAGGTCTACAAAAAACAGGACGACCAACGCAAGAAGGTCCTCCAAGACCAAGGCCAGTGGAAAGATCTCTGGGAGGAAGCCAACAAAACCGCCCAAGAAAAAGACACGCAGATCGCCGAACTCCACCGCCAACTGGAGGACCTTCGCACGTCTAACGAAGCCGCAACAATGCGCACAGCGGCGATGTCGGCTATCAGCCAAGCTGGCGCAATTAACGCCGAGCAAATGCTGATGTTGTTACAAAACAACCTCCGCAAAAACGAAGGCGGCAGCGTCGTTGTCCTCAACGGCGGCGTGGAACAAGACCTTCAGGCATATCTAAACAACCTGAAGAACCCAGGCTCCGGCTTCGAGCACCACTTCAAACCTAGCTCTGCCGCTGGAATGGGCGCCAAGCCCAACCCCACCTCTACCGTCGCTCCGGGTATGAACAACCCCTGGAAGGAAGGTAGTATTAACTTAACGCAGCAGATGATGCTGTCCGCCCAAGACCCTGAACTCGCAGCAGTGCTGAAGAGGGAAGCCGGTCTTTAAGCCTCAGTGAGGCACCACCACCCAAGTCTGTGACTGGGACGCAAACCCCCTGACCTTTCGGAGGCCCAATGGCTGCTCCTTTCCAGAACTATTCCGGCGGTGTCCTTCTGGCGGACATCGTCAAGCGCAATAACCTCAGCACCTATGTGTCTGAGGCGATCAAAGAGCGTTCGCTCTTCATCAAGAGCGGCGCCGTTGTGCGCAATGCTCTGCTGGATGCCCGCGAAGGCGGCACCCGCATCCAAGTCCCCGAATTTAACCCGACTGCTCCCACCGAGGAGATCATGAACGGGACGGCCACCTGGGGCACCAGCAACGCCGGCTATCTGACCCCTCAGAAGATCGGTACAGGTACCCAGATCGCCACCATCTGCCATCGCGGCTTTGCGTATGCAGTGGACGACGTCGCAATGCTCGCGGCCGGTGAAGACCCCATGCTTCACATCCGCAACCAGCTTGCCGACGCGATCAACAAACTGAACAGCCAGCGTCTGTTCAGCCACCTGTACGGCCTGTTTGGTGCTTCCGACACCAACAACGGTCCTCTGGGTGCCAACGGTCTGTATAAGGGCAAAGGCACCGCTTCTGGTGCCACCGAAGTCAACTTCCTGACCGCTGCCACCATTGCCGAAGCTCGCGCCCGCCTTGGCGAGCGTGGCGACGAAATGGACATCCTGGTTGTCCACCCCTCCGTCGGCTACTACCTGTATCAGGTGGGTATGCTGACCTTTAGCACCTCGGCCCTTGCGGCTTCCGGCGCTGTTGTTTGGGGCGGTGGCGGCGTGGGCATCGGTGCCCGCAGCATCGGCGAATTTGCCGGCTGCCGCGTGATCATCGACCCCCTGGTCAACACTGTTGCTCCTGGCGACAGCGGCGACCAGCGTGAGTTCAACTGCTACCTGCTGAAGAGCGGCACCATCCTTGAGGGCGTCCAACAGGACCTCCGCATCGAAGCTGACCGCAACATCCTGTCCAAGCAGGACGTCCTCTCGGTCGACTACCACAGCGCCTACCACGTGATGGGCACCAAGTGGATCTCGGCCTCGGACAACCCGACCAACGCCAGCCTGTACGACAAGGACAACTGGCAGGCCACCTACGACATCGACCTTATCCCGCTGTCGCGCATCGTGGTCAACAGCCCCCTAGACACCAGCACCATCTGATCTTCGATCAGATCTTTACTGGCCCCACCTTCGGGTGGGGCTTTTTCATTGCCGCTACACTGAAACAAAGACGGCCGCCGTGCAGTGCCAGCCACAATTAACGCCACTTTGAGTTCTGCATCGGCCAACAGCTATGTAACGCTGGCCGAAGCTGACGCCTACTTCGAGACAATTCCCGACTCGTCCACCTGGACCACAAAAACGACCGACCAGAAAAACCGCGCCCTGATCTCCGCCACCCGCTGGATCGACAGCCTGAACTTTTACGGCGACCGCTGCGATAACGGCCAGGCCTTGAAGTGGCCCCGCAACAACTGGCTGATCGACCGCGTCGAACTGGTCTGCAACGTCATCCCGAAAGAAATCAAGTTCGCCACCTACGAACTGGCGCGTGAACTGGCAAACGACACTGACGCCATCACCAACACTCAAAACGACCCGGACCAGCTGTACAAAGAAGTCGAACTTGGCGAACTGCGCGTCCAGTACAAAGAAGGCCAAGCCAACGGCGTGATCAACAATGTCTTCGACGTCTACCCCTGGCTGCAGGCATACTTAGGCGCTTACACAATCGGTGGCGCCGGCGGCTTCCAACTCCGCGCCTTCCGAGGCTGACATGGGCCAAATCGACACCACCTTCGGTTCTATCCCGGCCTCCATCCTCGGCGACTGGGGCCAGACCATCACGTACATCAAAACCGTCACACCTCGCACCTACAACCCAACCACTGGCGCCATCACCGGCACAGATACTAATGTTTCGGTCAAGGCTGTAATCACGCGCATCAATCCACGCGAATCCGAGGGCCTGTACCAGACCACCGATCTCAAGGTGATCATTGGAGCGGCCGAGCTTGGGTCTTACTACCCCACTGAAGCCGACCGCATCCAGTACACCCAAGACAGCGTTACCCGCGAGGCCAAGATCATCGCCATCACCAGCTACCGAGGCGACAGCCCGGTGATGCACACCCTGATCGCGAGGCCCCAATAATGGCACGTAACGATTTCGGCAAACTCCTAAAAGAGCTGGATCGCGTTGCCGCTACCACGGTTTACAACGGCCCCCGCGCCGCCTCCGAGCGTGTCGTGCGCGAACTTCAAAAAGCAGGCCCCAGCTGGAGCGGCGAGTTCTCCAACTCTTGGCAAATCGCCACCCCATCTACAACTGTTCGCGGCCCCGGCACTCCAGGCGAGCCAAAAAACTTGGTTGCTCCAACACTGACAGGCCGTGAAGTCACCAAGAGCTTCTTGCTTAAGGACAGCGTCGTCTTTCGCATCACAAACTTCGCGCCCCACGCACTCGAAGCAATCGACGCCGTCGAACATGACCGTCAATACTATGCCCGCCGCAAAACCGCCGAACCACAAACTGCACTGGGACGCAGCAAATGGGAAGTAACCACACCCCGTAAAAACGTTAGCGCTCGTGGCGCAACTGGCGGCGGCGCCGAAGGTACAAACTCCAGCCGCACGGCCCCCCTTGACTGGTTCGCAACCTATGCAAGTGCAAATTTAGGACGAGCTGTGCAGTTAGAAATGGATTCTGCCCTTCGCCGGAGGTTTGCATGAACTACCAAGCAATCCGCGCCGCCGTCGAGAACCCGTTACTGACCGCTTTTAGCGCGCTGGTGCCGGCGGTCCCGGTCTACTTTGACAACATTACGGCCGTCCCACCTAACACAACCACTGAATACGTCCGGGTCAATGTTACTTTCGGCATTACCAACGAACCCACGCTTACTACTAGCGTTGATAACGCACGTGGCGCCCTTGTTATCCGCGTATTTACGGAAAAAGGTAGGGGTCCCGCCCGCAACCAAACCCTAATCACCACCGCCGTAAACGTCCTAGAAACACTTAATGCTGCCGCAAAAACATCTAGCGGCGTTTTCTTCCGCCTTGGCGAAATAAACGGACCAACATTTTCTGCAACTGACGACGCCCCACATTTCGTGGGTCGCATCGACACAAGCTGGGTAGCAACAGTCCTGAGCTAAAGACTGTTGCTATTCTTGTAAGAGCCGGGCAGTGTCCCGCCCCACTGCATATCCATCTGGTACGCCCCTATGGCCACCACCGTTCTGTCCGGCACGTCCGGCGCCCTTTACTACAAGCCCGCTGGCACCACCGGTACGTTCGGTGAGACCAACGTCAATGCTTCGACCAACACCATGACGGTTCAGACTTTTCTGAACCTCAAAGCTGGTGATCCCGTCAAATTCAGCGTGATCAACAGCCAAACCGGCGGCACCGGCACCGGTACACTGCCCGACCCTCTGGTCGCTGGCACTACGTATTACGTCAACACCTACACCGCTTCAACCGGTGCGTTGATTGTTTCCGCCACTCTCGGTGGTGTCGCCGTCGACCTGACTGACGACGGTACTGCCGTTGCCCCCAACGAGTTCCAAGTCGAGTACGCCGACTTTGCCGTTGTCGGCCAAGTCCGCGACTGGAGCTTCGAGATCAGCCGCGCCGAGATCGACGTCACCACGATCGGCCAAACCCCTGGCCAATACGTGCCCTTCCGCACCTACATCAGCGGCTTCGGCGATGGCACCGGCACCGCCACGGTCTACATGACCAACGAGGACGCCGCCCTGTCCAACCGGATGATCCAAGACGTCCTGCAGCGCCAGCAAGACGGTGCAGCTTTCAAGCTGTACACCGACCGCGTCTTCAGCGGCGGCACCCTGAGCGACACCCTTAGCCGCTCGATTTCGTTCAACGCTGTGCTGACCTCGGCCAGCCTGAACATCAACCCCGACGACGCCCAGTCCGTCACCGTCAACTTCCGCCCAGCTGGTACCCCGACCTTCGACTTCTCCCAATCCTGATAACCTAGTTTCGGGTAAATCGTGGCAAGCCCCGCATTACCAGCGGGGTTTTTTCATGCTTAATCCGCTACAGTAGAAAAACAGCAGCACGGTGTTATGCCTGCCTCCATCCCCGTTCGGGCAATCGACCGCCTCCGCAAGGCTGCCAACCTGGAGCCAACCAAGAAAGAAGTCGAGTTGTCCGATGGCAGCGTTTTCGAGATGTGGGTCAGCCCGCTGACCATGGCCGAACGCGAACGCGCCCAAAAAAACGCCAAGTCGGACGATGCCGGGGCCTTCGCTCTGCAGTTGCTAATCACCAAGGCTTGCGACGAAAGCGGCCAAAAGCTGTTTGCGACTGGTGAAATCGACGTCCTGAAGAACGAAGTCAAAGACGCCGACCTGCAAAAGCTCATGCTGGCGATCATCACGGACGACGCCGAGCCAATCGACCCCAAGAATTAGCCAAGGAGATCCGCCAGGACAACTGGCTCATGCTCCAGTTCGGCGTCGCAAAAGAACTGGGACTCAGCCTTGAGCAAGTCCGCACGACAATGACCGCCGAAGAACTCCTTGGCTGGAGCGCTTACTTCCAGATCCTGAACGAGGACCAACAAAAGGAGCTGGACAAAGCCAAACGCCGCCGCTAGTCCCGGCGGCATCTTTCTGCCGTAAACTGAAGTACCAGTTAGTAGCGGCGCCGTGGCTTACAGAGCCGACATCGAAATTGCCGTTCGTGGCGCACAAGAACTTAAGCGTTTAGGCGATCAAATAAACGCAACTTCTAAACTTGTAGATGGTCTTAACAACTACCTTGAAAATATCGGAACAGGTGGTGTAGTTCGTAACATAAATAATCTGCAGCAAGTAGTTAGTGACGCAGCAGCAGCACTAAACGAAGCCGCCCTAGGTACCAAAGAAGCAACCCTTGCAGCTCAAAATTACGTAGCTGCTACATCAAGTCTTAATAGCGGCTTACGTGAAAAGCTACAACTACTTAAGCAAGTAAACGAAGCAGAGCGCCAGCAACGCCTATCTTCAGCTGGTATCCGCGAAACAACGCAATTCGGCGAGCCTATCGGACCGGGCCAAGCAAGCCCTGTTGCTTTGTCCAGCCAACTTCGTGGACGTACAGAACAGATTCTGGCAGAGCGTAAGGGCGCCGCAGAGCTTACAGCAGTTTTACAAGATCTGAATGAGCAGCAACGCCAGCTAGAAAACTCAAAACTGGATGCAAAGGCAACTCGTATACAGCAAGAGTTAGACCAACAAGCAGCCGCAGCAACTGAAACAGCTACACAAATAGATAAGTTAAGTCAGCGTCAGGCTGAATTTACTACCCGAACAGATGCAGCAGCCGCAGCTGCACGACGGCAAACGGCCGAGTTTTACAGACAACAGCGTCTTTTGCGCCAAGCGCAGACAGGTTTCTCTGCCTCTACCGTTGAGCAAGGACCTGGTGGTCTAGGTTTTAGCGGGGGTTTCACCCCGGCACAGCGACAGCAAGCTAACGAAGATGCTATTTTACGCTCACGTCAGGAGCAAAATAAAGCGCGTCGCCAAAGTTTAGAATTAGCAACAAGAGAACAACTTTTTGAGTTAAAACTAGAACGCGTTTTGGAGAGAAATGCGTCTTCACTCCAACAACGAGCAAAGATTCGAGAAGCTACAGGGAACGCAATTATTGGTGGGGCGTTTCCTCTGCTGTTCGGTCAAGGTGTCGGAGCAGCAGCAGGCGGTGGTATCGGTGGTTTTGCCGGAGGTTTAGCTGGCGGACAGTTCGGGTTTGGCTTGTCGTTGGTAGGCACAGCACTAGGTTCTACGTTCGATCAAGCCGCTCAAAAGTCAGCCGATTTTGCTCGTGCTCTGCGAGGAAACGGCGATGCTGTACAAAGTTTGGAAGCCTTAGTCGGAAGCCTTGATTCCACAACTAAAAATTACATAAGTAATCTTCAGGCAAGTGGTCAAATCGCTGCGACCGCAGATGCTTCGTTTAAAGCGTTAAGCGATACAGTTGGGCGCGAAAACGCAAAAGCCTTGAAGGATGCAGGAGAAGGCTGGAGCGGTTTTGGTAAAACAGTAACAGCTACACTCACAACAATCACAGCAGAAGTAATTCGTACCTTTAAAGAAGTAGAAAAAGCTAGCCCGCAAAGAGGCGGTTTTTCCATCGCAAGTTTTATCGGCCGCTTAGCGTTACAAGGTGAACAACGGGCCCAAACTACACCCGCTCTAACTCCAGAAGCCCAGCAACGTGTCAACATTCTGCAAAAAGAAACTGATATTTTACGCACGCAGACGTCTATTTCTTCGCTATCTTTAAGAAGTAATATAGACCAATTTGTAGCCATAAGTAAAAGATTGCTTGTTCAAGAAAGACTTAAAAAAGAAGCGGAAATTGAGTTCCAGGCAAAACGAGGTTCTTTGACAGCACAAGAACGTTTACTGGCTTTGCAGGGTGCTCAGCTAACGCAACAAGCTGCCTTTAACCAGCTGGAACGTCAACGCGCTGAAGAACTGGCACGACGTCAAGAAGAAGCTGCCCGTACAGCAGAGCAACAGATACAAGCTCGTCTTACGGCATCAAAAAGTATTTTTGATGAACAGCTAAAGCTGATTGACATCAACATTCGCGAGCAAGAATTTGCGGGAGGTCAGGAAGCTGCTTTGCGCCGCTCGCTTCAATTTTCTGAAGCTCGCGCTCGACTTGTCGAGCAGTCCTTAAGCGACGAACGAGATCTGGCTTTAGCCGAGGCAGCCAAAAACGGTACGAAAGCCGAAACACTGCGTCTCTTTAATTTGAAACTTAAGATTGCTCAGTACGACTTAAATCTACAAGATGCTATAAATGAACGTTTAATAGATCGTAATAAGCTCGAAAAGCAACTGGCTGCAACCCAGCGCCAACGAGATATCGCTGAAGCCCTGCGTCCCATCCAACAACAGCAAGCGCGTGTCGGTCTGGATATCGCAGGCTTTACCGTGCCCGAGGCTCAAATAGAGGCCGAACGGTTGCTGCTGGATCAGCGTATCCGCACCGCAGAAACGTTGTTACCGATTCAAGAGCGTATTGCTGATCTGACTGCGGAAATCACTAGTGGGAGTCTAGATGCCGAGGCTTTGGCAGCTAAGCAAGCTGACCTTAACGCGCAGCAGCAGAAACTCGGACTTATCAACCAAGAACTTGTCCTGCTGGATAAACTAGAAGCAAAGCAACTGCAGCTACAGCAATTCTCGGCTAAATACGGACAGCTAATCCAAAGTGTCAGCGGCGAACTCGCCAATGTAATTACATTCGGCGTCGCTGAGCTTGTGCGGGGAACTAAAACGGCCGAGCAAGTCTTTGCCGACTTTCTCAACGCGGTCGGTAGTGCTTTGCTCCAGACGGCCCAACAAATGATTGCCCAGTACATCGCCATCGGCATTGCCAAGATATTCGCCGGTCTTGGCGGAGGACTGACCGGAGGCGGCTTTTCCGGCAACGCGGCAGGTTTTGGCGGCTCCGTCGACGCTGGAATCCCGGCGTTGCCCGGAATTCCCGACTACAGCGGTGCCTTCCGCGCCAACGGCGGCCCGGTCTCTGCTGGATCGCCCTACGTCGTTGGTGAGCACGGCCCCGAGCTGTTCGTGCCAGGGCGCAACGGCAGCGTTGTTTCCAACTCCGGCCTGCGCGATGCAATGGGTGCCGCACCCGGCAGTGGTGGATCGCCGGTGCTGAACATGAGCTTCCAGACAACCAGCATCGGCGGCGTAGAGTACGTCAGCAGAGACCAACTGGAGGCGGCCATGGCCGAAACCCGCCGCCAAGCCACCCGAGATGGTGCCAGCCGTGGCATGACCATGACGCTGGATCGCATCAAGCAATCGCCGCAAACCCGTAGCCGCATCGGTATCCGCTGATGGCCGCGTTCCCCTCGATCACCCCAACCGGCCGCAGCTTCCGCCCCGGCGTGTATCCACAAAAGATGTACCGCGCCCTCAGTGGTGCAGTTGTCAAGCGGACGTACGGCAATTCGCCCTACGGCGCCCAGCTAGACCTGGAGTTCGACAGCATCTCCGACGCCACCGTCGTCACCCTGCTGGACCACTACCGCAGCCAAACCGCAGCTAATCGCCGCTTCACCCTTAGCACCAACGTCACCGCTGGCATGTCCAGCACGTTGGCTGCTCGTGCCAACGCGAGCATCGACGGCCTTCGCTGGGAATATGCCGGCCCACCTGAAGTGCAAACCATCCGCCCTGGCATCAACAATGTCCGCATCAACCTCGCTGGCGAAATCCGCAATCCCCTCCTCGACGACTGATGGACATCCGCATCTGTCAGTTCTTCGACCTGACCACCAGCACCGGCAACCGCCACTTTTTCCAGAACTACTTCGCCAACCAGAACAAGGTCTACGCCGGCCGCACCTACAGCTTTGCCCCCTTCCGCGCCGAGGGCGCCATCGCCAGCCTTAACGGCGAGAACAACATCCTCCAGATCCTTTTTCCCAACCTCGATATTTCAGTCGCCATGCTCTACGCAGGCGACGGCAACCGCCTCAGCACGCTGGAACTCGCCACCGTCTGGCTCACCGCTGACGGCAACTACACCAACAACATCCAGATCGAGTATTACGTCGGCGTCGGCAGCAGCATCAGCGACACCACGCTGGAGCTGCGATTCCGCTCTGCGATCGACAGCGTCACCAGCAACTTCCCCAACCGCACCCTCACCCGCGAATTAGTAGGCCCCCTGCCCCTAGACTCGCAACTGGTCCTCCAGTGATCAACGTCAACGACCTCATCGGGCTGACCTACGGATGGGGCCACCGGCCAGACGACAATAGCGGCCTTACTGACTGTTTTCAGCTGGCCTGTGAAATCCACCGCCGCTTCGGATTGGCGGACTACGCACCGGCTTTTGACTGGGTCTATAGCGAGTTTGACGACGACACCTTTCCGCGAGTCCGCATGGCCCGATGGCTTCTGCAAAACGGCAGTCGTCTGACCACTTTCCGCCCCGCCGCCGTCGTTCTACTGCCCTCCAACGTTGGTGCGGCCCTCGGCACCGTAATGGAGGACGGCAGCACTATTTTCATCGGCCCGTCTCATAATGTAGTAAGAGCCAAGCTGCCAGAAGGCACCGGCCAACTCTTCTGGATGGAGCGATGACCCGCAAGCTGTTGCCCTACGAGCACGATCTGATCGCTGCCCTCGGCGTCACCAAGGAAGAGTATCTCGACTTCCTGGCGATTCAGCAAAGCTATAGCGATCCGAAGGAAGGTACGGTTTTTGACATCCGTAATGATCCTGTAACTGTCAGCATTGTCTTAGCTGTTGTTGGTGTACTTTTTCAAGTTGCTGCGGTACTACTAACCCCACGTCCAGAAATCCCGTCCATCTCGGCCGGCGGCGGCGGCGAACGCCAAACCCGTGAGCAGCGGTTCTCGCCACGGTTCGGCTTCAACAGCGTCCAAGAACTCGGCAAGTACGGCGACACCGTCCCGTTGGTTTACACCGACCGCTCCAGCAGCGGCAACCCTAACGGCGGTGTCCGCGTCTCTGGCTCTTTGCTCTGGAGCGCTGTCCGCAGTTATGGCAGCAACCAGTTGCTTCAGATGCTGTTGTTGCTGACCGGTGGCGCCATCACCCGCATCGACCCACTCAAATCAGCATTTGGTCAAACAGTCATTACTGACCTCATCGCTCAGAACAAGTGGATTTACTTCAACGACAACGCTACGGGTCGCCTCCACTGGGCTGACGAACTCAACGCAGCAAGCAATTCCGATCCAACCAAATACGGGAGCGCAAATGATAATCCTTATCGCTTGCAGCCCGCCATAACTAACACCCGTGTAGACGGATTCAGCCAAGCATATTCTCCCAGCAGCTCAAACGTTTTCGGTGGCTACAGTCCTGTTCCGCTCAACGTCAACACATACCTTCGCAACGAGGCTGGTGACAAAGGCGCCCAAAACATTGAAATTACAGCTACATCCTGGCCGTCGGCGTTAGCAGCCGTCCCTGTCGGACGCACGCTGCAGCTGCGCTTCAAGTCAACTGCTAACCCGCCGACCGGCACAGCTTTTGCCGATGACCTGGTGCGTAGTGCAATGGATACACGTCGCACACTGGCCAGTGTGTTTGATGACGCGGGCATTTTCAAGCTCGGCTCCGCTCGTTATCGAATCAACCGCATTGCTGGCACCACAACCGACGAAGGCGATTTTGTTGTCGATCTGGTTTGCATTGAAGCCGGGCGTGCCCCGTCGTTGCCCTACAGCTACGACGAAGTTTCAGACACAGCAGCCGACTATAAAAACCAGCCCGATTACATCAGCACTAAGCGAGCTGTTGATGCTTTGCTCCAGCAAGACCGTAGAGACAGTTCTTCGGGTGCTTCACTGTCAGGCTTGCCTAGCGGGCAGCAATTTGTTGTGAGCACAGCAAGCGATTTGCTGCGCTCCGGTCAAATATGGACAGTGGCTAGTCGCACTGGCTACGGAGGCTATGCCCGTGGCGCACCGATGATCATTACTGTACGTTATTACAGCTTCGTACGAAACTTAACCGAAACCGAAAAAGCTACGCTGCGTCAGTTCATTGAGTTGCAGTCATTAGCAACAGTCGGTAGCGACGACTTGTTTTACTTAAAAGCAATCACCCGCGTCGAAGAGGCGTCGTACACAACTGTCTCGCCTTGCAATATCGCTGACATCGCCATCAAAGCGCAGGTTTATCGGCGCATCTCAGGCAGGCAACAAAGTTACGGCAGTGAACGCCGCGCTGGTTACGCCATCAGCGATAACGGCATCCAACAGCGTGTATCCATGTTCTTGATGCATTACCGCGTCGCCGGTGGCAACTGGAGCACTGTCCCTGGAATCTTTGCTGTCCGTCGTGCCGCAGAACAAGACAACTTCATCTACATCAAGTTCAATGGCGGCTCAACACCACAAAACTGGCAGTTCCGCTTGGAACCCGTGACTGATCCACTCGCCGAGATTGCCAAACACAGTTTCATGCGGCAGGCCAATGGTCTAGTCCGGTATTTCTACTTACAAAATTCCGGCAATGCTGCACCGCTGGATCTCGGCTCCGGACGAGCTTTGTATTTCACCGGCTTCATCCAGAACAGTCAGCGCAGCGGTCTGCCCCCACTCAACGACTCACCCAACGGCACTAACGAATGGGACTGGTACAGCCTTGACGCTGATACGCAGCTGCAAACTTCCTTCGAGCGCGGCCCCGAACTAGGGATCACCGCTGTCAGCGAACAACTGACGCAAAACTTTACATCCTCGTTGTATTCCAACCTGGCGCTCATCGGCTTCAACGTTTTCAGCGGCAAAAGCCTGCAGGACATGCGCTCGTTCTCCGCCTTCGTCACAGGCGGCAAACCCGTGCGTCGCATCCGCACATCCGGCAACGACGAACGCGGAAATGCCTGGGGCAGCGCAACATATCGCTACTACCCCACCAATCCAGACGGTCCCACCAGTTTTGCACCGGACATTTTCCTCGACACCATCCTCGACACCCAGGACGGCATCGGTAACTACGCCAAGATCAACGGCATCGACATCCGCCAGCTAGCAATCACCAAGCGCTTCTGCGACGCCAACAATCTGTACATGGATGCGCTTATCGCCGACCGCCAAAACTGGCGCAGCTTTTGGGCGTCTAACGCCCCCTTCAGCCTGCTGGAGTTTGCCCGCATCGGCGGCCGCGAAACCCTGATCCCTAGCATCCCGTACAACCAAACAACTGGCGCAATCCAACGCCAAATCCAAGTCTCCGCCCTTTTCAACCAAGGCAACATCCTCGAAGACAGCTACAAGGAAGAATTTCTAGATTACGACTCAAACGTCCAAGACATCATCGCCACCATCATCTACCGCTCGCTGGACAGCAACGGCACCTTTGCCGTCAACCGCTCGATCACCATCCAGCGCAAGGACACGAATCCGGCCAACGCCATCCTCCAGTCATTCGACGCCTCCGCTTTCGTCACCAACGAAGCCCAAGCGATTCTTTTCGGCAAACTGATGTGTAACACCAGACGTTACGTCCGGTCCGCCATCGAGTTCAAAACCTTCCCCACCACAAGTCCCATCTCCCCTGGCGCATACATCTATGTGGACATCGGCCACAACGCCTGGGACGGCATCACGACTGGCGTCATCGGACCGGGCGGCAAGCTGAACGCTCCAGTGGACAATATCGTCCGTAACGGCAGCTACTCGTTCTTGCTGTACCAAAGCGGCGGTGGCGTGGTGCGAACGACAGCAACAGTCAGCAATGGCGTTGCAACGTCACTGGCATCCCGCGAAGGGCATCTGTACGTTCTTGGTACCAAAGTAAAAACCCGCCGCGTCTACCGCGTCAATGAAGTCCAGATGGACGAAGAGGGCGAAGTGACCATCCGTGGCACGATTTTTCCTTGTGATGCCAGCGACAACTCCTTGATCGCAGATTTCTCAGACAACCTCTTTACTATCCAACGCTAGACTGATCCCATCAAGCTACGCCTGTCATGGCCTTCTTCACCGGGCGCACTGGTGCGTTGTACCTCACCACTGCTGGTTCCGGTGCCGTGACGCCGTCCAGCACTCAGCAAGCCCTTAAGCTCCGCGACTGGTCCCTCGAAACCAGCCTGGAACTGCTAGAAACTACCACCGTCGACACAGCCGTCAAAAGCTATACCCCTGGAGCTGTCAGCTCGACCGGCAGCGCCACCGTCCTGTACTACCGCCGCGAAGGCACCACCAGCACCGAGCCCGGCGTTCAGTTCGATCAGTTTCTGAACAAGCTGATGAAAACAACGTCAGCAGGCGTCACTGAGTCTGATCGCGTTGGCATCATCCTCCGCGTCGGCCAAACGCCTGGATCCAGCGGCGATATCAAAGACGACATCGCCTTCAACGCTTACATCACGAGCGCTTCGATGCAGGTCTCCACCGGTGAGCTGACCTCAGTGGCGATCCAGTTCACCGTCGACGGACCTTTCCGCGAACTCGTTGACGCATGACGTACTTCCTAGGGCAGTACGGCAAGGTCAAACTTCGCCGTAAGGCGGCTGGCACATTCGTCAGCTCAGTTCTGCCTGCAGATGTCAACACCGTCCTAAATCGCGTTGGTTTTGAGGGCTCGGTTGAAAACCTGCTGACCGGAGATCAACTGGTCATAACCACCACAGACGCCCGAGGTCTCGACTTCCTACCCAGCTCCACCTGGCCCGACGGCGGTGGCGCAACACTCAACGAGGTCGTTGCCTACATCAACGTCAATGCGATTGGCGGTGTCCGCCTTTTTGAAACCTTCAGCGCTGCCATCAACAACGACCGCAGCGTCGAGTACCCAGTCGAATCCTTTGCCGGCAGTGCGATCGAGATCTCTGTGCAGATCTACGGTTCCGTGGAGCGCGTCCTTGGTGATGTCCGAGGCTTCAGCTTCAACACCGACCGCGAGTCGCTGGAAACCACAACTATGTCCGACCGCTTCAAGCGGATGTATTCGGCTGGCCTGATCAGTGGCTCCGGCTCGATTGACTGCATTTTCAACGCCACCAACAGCGGCCTAGTCGAAAACTCCTTATTGATGCTGCAACTCATTAACCGCACGGACATCGGCAGCGAGTTTGACTGTTACCTCCAACTCACCGAAGACGAAAACTACCCTGGCGTCCAAGACATCTACTACGAGTTCCAGGCGATGGTCACACGCACTGGAATCGAAGTCACCACAGACCAAACCATCAACTGCGCTATCGACTTTGTTACCACAGGCGAGATCAAGCTCTTGATTGGTGAACCCTCGGGCTACATCCTCAAGGAAGACACCGACCGTTTGCGCCTGCAGCAAAACCTTGACTTCCTCCTCACTGAAGTCACCGACTAAACTGCTAGAAGACTTTGCTGTAGCCGGAGCTGGCGCATGGCTGACCAGAGAATTACGCAGCTAACCCAGCTCTCCGAGGCTGACGTCGCGGCGATTGACGTCCTGCCCATCGTAGACATCTCGGCCAGCGAAACCAAGAAAGTCACCGCCAAGGACCTTTTTGAGGCTGGTGCCACCCTGGCTGACAGCTCCAGCATCGACCTTGTCAAGCTTAACCAGAGCAGCGTCACCAAACTCGGCACCACCGCACTGGCCGACGACGCAATCACCGCCGCCAAACTGGCTGACGATTCCAGCATCCACTACGGCCCGACCGCTCCAGTTTCGGATAATTTCGAGGGCCGAGGCCATCTCGACAGCGCCACCAGCTATCTCAGCATCTGGGACGGCAGCGCCTTCCAGCAGGTCATCGCCCCGACTGCCGGCATCGAGGACCTAGCAGTCACGACCGGCAAACTTGCCGACAACGCAGTCACCACCGCCAAGGTCGACGCACTGGGCCTTGATACCGCAGCCCTGGCTGACAGCGCAGTCACAACCGCCAAAATTGCCGACGACGCAGTCACAGTCGACAAAATCGGCGCTGGCGCTGTCGATACAACCGCCCTTGCCAGCGACGCTGTCACCACCATCAAGGTGGCCGACGACGCGATCACCTACACCAAGATCCAAAACGTCAGCGACACCGACAAGCTGCTGGGTCGCTCCAGCGCTGGCGCCGGTGATGTCGAAGAAATTGCCTGCACCAGTGCCGGCCGCGCTCTACTGGATGACGCCGACGCCGCCGCCCAGCGGACCACGCTGGGGCTTGGCACCCTGGCCACCCAGGATGGCACCTTCAGCGGCACCCACTCCGGCACCACCAGTGGCACCAACACCGGCGACCAAACCATCACCCTGACCGGTGATGTAACTGGCACAGGCACCGGCAGCTTCGCCGCGAGCATCGCGACTGACGCGGTGACCACCGCCAAGATCGCCACTGGCGCAGTCACCACCGACGAACTCGGAGCCGCCTCCGTCACCGGTCCCAAACTGGCCGCTGACTCCAGCACCGTTGTGAGCGGCAACGCCCCCAGCGGCAGCGGCGACTTCGAGGGCCAAGGCTGGATCAACACCAACACCGGCCTCAACTACGTGTGGACTGGTGCTGCCTGGCAGCAAGTCGCTGCCCTGCAGACCATTACCTTCAGCGACACCACCCCGCTGACGTTCTCAGTCACAAAACCCGACAACTTCAGCGCCACGATCACAACTACCCTCGACACCCAAACCGCTGGCACTGTATTTGCTGGTCCAACTACTGGATCAGCCGCAAGTCCAACCTTCCGCGCCCTAGCTGCAACCGACCTTCCAATTGCCGTCAGCGGCACCAATGGCGCAGTCCAACCCGGCACAGGTCTGACCGTCACCGGCGCTGGCGTACTGAATCACACCAACAGCGCTGCTACCGGCACCTTCACCAAAGTCACGATCGACGCCCAAGGTCACGTCACCACAGGCGCCACGCTGAACGCAGCCGACATCCCCAGCCTCGATGCCAGCAAGATCACCACTGGCACGTTCAATTCGGCGTTTCTCTCTGAAAACAGCGTCACCGCCCAGCAGCTTGCTGACTATGGCATTGCACAAGTCAGCGAGACTGCGCCAACACCTGAGTTTGCCGGCCAGTGGTGGATCAACCCTTCCGACCGCTCGGCCTACATCTGGGTTGGTACTGTCGCACCAACACCAAACGGTTACTGGCTGCTGGTCGGTTACGGCAGCCCGACTCAGCTCAACCTGCGCTTTGGCGGCACCTACAACGCAACCAGCAACACCGTCGTCTCACTGAACCAGTACGGCGTCGAGGCTGGTCTGGTCATTGGTCAAGCGTTGACCGCGCCCAACCCGCAAAACAACGGTGTCTATCTGATCGTCACGACAGCTGGCACCGGCACAACACCTGCGCCTGTTGCTTCACTGGCCGCCGGCGACTGGGTTCTCAGCCAAGGCACCGGCGCCAACTGGACAAAAATCGCCGTTGTGTCTGGTGCGACTGGCACCTTCAACGACTACGACATCCTGTCCGACGGCACGTACTTCACGCCGGACATGACCGGTGTGACGGACGTCCGCGACGCCCTCGTTCTGCTCTGGGGCCGCGCCCAGATTGCAACCACCTCCCAGATCGGCGTCGTGCTGGAGTCCACGGAGGTGCTGGTTGACAACAGCACCGGCGAAATGACCATCGGCGTGGTGGACGATGGCACCTACTGATGACGCACCGCACTGAAACTTTTGTCTACAGCGCCGAAAACGTTCCAATCGGCGGTCAGCCTGGTGATGTGTTGCTCAAGGTGCAAAATGCCAACTACTACACCGCTTGGCGCGACTTCACCTACGTCTTTGAAACCTACGATGTAGTTCTTGACGACGGCGAATACTAGACTGGTGCGGTAATCCCCGTCCGTCAGGAGTTAAGGGAATGGCATCCACGCATAAAAGCCTCCGCAGCAGCACTGCCGACAAGCGCCCCACAACGGCAATTGCGGATGGCCAAATTGCGCTGAATACCAATGCCACCAGCCCTGGCCTGTTCTTCAAGGACAGCACTGGCGCGAGCATCATCAAAGTCGGCCCTGTCCATGTTGGCTCGACTGCACCAAACGTCAGCCCGGCAGTTGGCGGCAGCAGCGGCAACAGCACCGGCGAAGTCTGGCTCGACAACTCCCTGACCCCAGTCGGCGTCAAGATCTGGAACGGCAGCGCTTGGGTTAATGCCACCCCGGCCGGCAGTACCACCGTCCAAGGTCTGCTGGAACTTGCCACTGATGCCGAAACCCAAGCCGGCAGCGATACTGCTCGCGCTGTAACGCCCGCCAGCCTGCAGTCGAAAGTCAGCGATAGCACCAGCACCACCAGCTCAACCACGATTGCCAGCAGCACGGCAGTCAAGAGCGCTTATGACCTGGCGACCGCTGCAGTGCCAGCATCCGGCGGCACCGTTACCGGCAACCTGGAGATCGGCAACACTGGCAGCCTGAGTTTTGAAGGCGCCACCGCCGACGGCTTCGAGACCACCATCGCCGTCACGGATCCAACCGCTGACCGCACGATCACGCTACCGGACACCACCGGCACCGTCGTCACCACCGGCGACACCGGTACCGTCACTAGCACAATGATCCTTGACGGGACCATCGTCAACGGAGACATCAACGCATCAGCCGCCATTGCCCATAGCAAACTGGCCAATATCACCGCTGGATCGGTGCTGCTCGGTAATGCCACCAACGTCCCGACCGCCACTGCACTGACCGGTGACGTAACCGTCAACAGCAGCGGCGTTACGGCTATCAGCAGCGGCGTGATCGTCAACGCTGATGTCAACGCTTCGGCTGCCATCGCTGGCACCAAGATCAGCCCCGACTTTGGCAGTCAGACCATTACCACCACTGGCGTAGTTAGTGCCGCCCTTGGCGCTGCGGCCACACCTAGCATTAGCTTCACTGGCGACCTGAATACCGGCATCTATAGCCCCGGCGCCGACCAAGTAGCCATCTCAACTAATGGCGCTGGGCGGTTGTTTGTTGATGCGAGTGGGGGCATCTCCATAGGCGCATCATCCACTCCTGGTGCTCTCCTTGGAGTCACCAGGGGAGCTGCATCGCTTTTAGATCTACATAGAACAGGTGTTGCCGGCGAGGCGCGGCTTAATTTTTACAACGATAATAGCGCGTCAGCGGCAACAGTTGCAGGACGCATTGCAGGCTTGCTAACGACTACAACGGCGGGCTCTGAGTCAGGAGCCTTGCTGTTTGTAACTAATAATTCCGGAACCGTTGGCGAACGTGCCCGCATCACAGCCGAAGGCCGCTTAGGTCTGGGGACTAGTAGCCCTGCTGAATTGCTACATGTGAGTGGTGGCAATATACGATTTGGCTCTACAGGTTTCATTGGCGAAGATAGTTCCGTTTCGCCAGCGCTCATTAGCATAGGCGTAAATCCTGGATCTACATATACTGTTACAAGAGATATTCAATTTCTTGCCAATCCAGGTAGTGCTTCTTCTAGTGTTTTAATGACAATTAAAGGCCAAACAGGCCGAGTAGGGATTGGCACTGCTGCGCCCAGCACAAAACTAGACATCCGCGAAGATTCTGCTGGAAGCGTTGTATCACTGCTCAAATTAAATAACAATGCCGCGATTGCAAGCGGCAAAGGAGTAAAGATTGAATTCGGCCTTTCCGATAACTCGAATGCTAGTGCTCGTGGATATATTGAAAATGTCCTAGACGGTTCCAATGGAACGTATATGGCTTTTGGCGTCAACGATGGCGCAACAGGAACTTTTGAAGCTATCAGAATTGACCGGAATCGACGCCTGTTAGTTGGCACGTCTTCTGCGTCCGGCAATTCGCTTTTTCAGGTAGAAGGGAATATTCAACACGAAGGAGCCATCTATTCGTATGCGTCTAAGTCATGGTCTACGGCGGCAGCGGCAGCCTTGTTTG